CCCGCCATATGTCATACCGAGCTTTAACGGCTTGGTAAGAAGATAGGAGAGCGGCTTAGCAGATTCAGGGTCATCAATGATGAACCGACTTTCTCTTTTCAGTTTGGCTGTATCAGAATTTCTCGCAATAGTAATAGCTATACGAGAGTCACCACGAGTCACAACAAAATGACGATCTTCAAGCTCGCCGGTAAGATCCTTATATTTAAGCCGATTGCGCAAATTTCCAAACATATCCTCCTGTTGTCTCCCTCTTGTTATGGCAACATTGAGATATGTGAGAATGACTTATTCCTAGTTCAAGTTCTGCCTCTGTTGCAGAATTGAACCGCTTAATAAACTCACCGTTCTTGGAATACATTTCTATTGGCTTACTGTTACCGTCTCCGATTTTGCGTTTATGCTCATCAGAGAATTTTCTACCCTTCAGCCCTTCAGACCTGCGTCTAAGAGTTTCCTCGGACAAGTTCTCTCGGAGTCTTGCATTTGAGAGTTTCTTTCTTGTTTCCTCGGACGGATGGTAATCAGGAGTGCCATCTCCTCCAGAAGTCATATTGTATCCATATTTTGGGTCTTGTGTTTTTAAAATGTATATATAGTATTTCTCAAAAGTCTTTGCCTCTACCTCAGTTAAGCCTTCGTGCAGGATTAGGTGATTAAAATTGTCCCATCCGTATTTATTGATAGCTCCTCTGAAATGTGAGTTCTCGGAATATCCTGAACCATTTTGCCACCTATGGTTAGGATTTGTTTTCGAAGTAACGCCTACATACATTTTCCCATTAAGTTTATTTACATGAATATATACTTTCCATTTCCCGTCATTCATAAAATCACATCCATTCATTCATATTTGCGCAATCATGGTCGCTACACCATCTCGATGCATATGCATCCTCCAACTTTCGTAGGAGAGTAGACCATATCTTCATCCTTTCGGATGCCCACCACTTCAGACAGTCAAACACTTACTGTCTTACGAGCATTGCTCTGGTCGTTGAACCTTTCGCTATTCGCGACTTGGCTGCTGATTCTCCATTAAAATAAGCCTGCCGTTCAGCAGACTTATAAGCGCTTAGGATTTGACCATACGCCATCTATTCAATTCTTTCTTCTTTCGAGACCTTCACACTTAGGTGTTTCAACCTTATGCTGTGGTTTGAATAGCTTTAGGAATTTCCAGCAATTCGATGGGTCTTTTATCACGCAACTTTCATTACGCGGAAACTAATTCTTAATTTCGTGCCGTCCTCGACGCAACACCATTGTTCATGAATAACCGCATCCTCTGTCACCCACTTCAGAAGATAGTTGCACTGAAGCAATTTGCCACGAGTGTAAATAGTCGTGTTCGCATCTCGCTCAGTAACAAGCCAATAGTTATCCATCCAATGTACGAGTCCGCCGTGACGGATGTCTTCTCCCGGCATTGAGATAATAGTCTTTTCGTTTAAGTTATCGGAGTTGATAATTGCTACGTTCTGTTCCACATCATCTATGGTAACAGTCGTGTAAGATAGGCTGTTCGGAAGATGAGCATTGATTGCCCGAATCTCCCTTTGCTTATAAGTATTCTGTAAGGACCCGCCACGAACGACATTCATCCGTGCGTCATATATATCCCAAACGCCCATACTTATGCACCGCCTTCCAAAAACTGTGCTCTAAGTTTGTTGCATAAGGAAATCGCTTTAAACACTTGGCGCTTAGTCAGCTGTACTGAGCAGTCAGGATGCGTTATAAAATACTTGCATATCCCGGCAAGGGATACCGCATAATGGTCGTTATCCTGTCCTGCAATCATGCTGCTAAATCCAAGTAATTCAACGTATAAGCCCTCGACATAAATGGGCAATGTTTCTTCTTCAGCTTCTCGCATCGGGAGAATCTTGAAAAACTGATTCACGAGATTCCGAAGATAATCAGCTATCAGCTTTGAGTCAAGCTGAATATCAAGCTGAATATTATCAGTGGTTATTACATTCATATATGTAAATCCGTCAAGTCACCGTGATTGAAACTATACTCACGGATCATCTGTGTGTAGTCTTTCTGTGCTTTTGCATAAGCGTTCCCGACTCGCAGCAAAAGTTCGGCAGGAGAGTACATCGTGTAGTCCCTAGTATTAAGGACGTTCTCTAAGTTCTCCTGCTTGTACACATACGGTTTAAGCCACTCAACGAGCATACCTTCGGATATGATGCTAATAACCTCATCAAGGTGTTCTTCATCCATATCGTCGATAACGAATACTCTTTGCTCATCATCCTTATTGGAATAAAAATCGAATTTCACGACCTTCTTGAACAGCGTATTCGATAGCGCACGTTGCAGATATCCATCGACAATCTGTTCGCGTTCGTATTCGCCAATTCCAATATCAGAGAGATTATATTCCGTTATCTTTGCCAGAAATGCTCCCACAAACACATCATAAGGAATGGTCATGTCTAACCTCCTTATTTCTCAATCAGTTCGATACCAAGAGCCTCTTCAAGAGCAGCGATAGTCTTCAGTGAGTCAATCTCTCTGTCCATTACCATCTGCCTTGCCCTGTAAGAAACAGACCGTTTCTGTCCTTTGGAAAGATTGCCGATAGCTTCCTTCAGCTTGTCAGGCGGCAACTTGAACAAGTCATCGAACTTATCAAGGTCTACCGCATACTTGTAGAAATTCTTCAGGCCAAGATACGGGATGACCCACTTGTCATCATCGTTAAACATGAACCAATTATTCTCGAAGAACTTCTTCGCAGAGCTCTTGGCATTACGAAGCTCTCTAAGTTCCATTTCCTGTTCGTCACCAAAGGAGTCCCATTCATAACGTTCGTGTGTTCTCGGACTCACATATATGAGCTTACCTTGAAAACCGTTCTTTACAAGAACGATAGTAGCCGGATCAACGTCCTTCGGGACAATCTCTTTCGTTACTGTTTCTTCTGCTTTTGTATCTATTTCATTATTAGCGGTTACTTTACCCGCCGGTTTCCTACCTGCCATAGGTGTCTCCTTTCATTCGTGTAGCGGGACCTATTAGCCCCGCTACGTAATATATCTAGTATTATTCTCAGGTCTCGTAACGTCCAATACCGGAGTTGCCACCAGCCAGAACGATACCGAGGCCGTACTTAACGCCGTATAAATCCGTGATGTTAAGCAAATATTTTGGTTAGGTTATGAAAATGTTAGCGCTGACTCTGTGTCCCAGCCAGCGTATAATCTGCTAAAGATAGACTTAGGATTGACACCTAAAATAGATGCCCATTCTGTCACATTATGTGTTTCACCATTTAATGTAACATTATGGTTGCTCCTACGGTTATTAGCCTGATCAACGCTAGTAACCCATCTACAATTTTTCGGCTCATACATACCATTATTGTCAATCCTGTCTATTGATAAATTCTCTTCGTATCCGTTATCGTTTGCCCAATCTCTAAACGACTCATAATTGTTCGCCCACTCATCGCATACAGTAATACCTCGGCCGCCGTAATCTTTGTATGCAATAGTGTGCTCATTAAAGCATCTTGCCTTCATAGCACTCCAGATAGCATATAACCTGCTTTCTGTTTCCCCATGAGTCTTCTTGCGTTTAGATGTTTCTTCGCTCTTATAACAACCGCATGACCGTGTCTTGCCACGAATAAGAGCATCGCCATTTACCTCGGTTATGTTTCCGCAATCACACAAACATCGCCACCTGACGTAATGCCGACCCGAAGAAGCTACATAGTCATCTGTTCTATCGATAACGGTTAATCTTCCAAATTTTTGATCTTTTAAATCTCTTGCCCTTGAAATCTTTACCACCACCTAAAAGTGATTTTCCTAACCAAATTAAGCTCGCTAAGCTTTGCCTGCACATAGTGCATCTTTATGTTTCCATAAAGCGCAGACTATATCTTCATCCAATTTTGGATGCCCACCACTTCAGATGCCAATCGCTTGCATCCTACACGCACTCCTGCGTTAGTCGTTGAACCTTCCACTGTTTATGGCTTGGCTGCTGATTTCCCATTAAAATAAGCCTGCCTCTCAGCAGACTTGTAAAGTGTTTAGGATTTAACCTTGCACCATCTATTCAATTCTTTCTTCTTTCGAAACCGTCGCACTTAAGCATCTCAGCTTTATGCTGTGGTCTGAATAGCTTTAGGGGTTCCCAGCAATTCGATGGGTTTCTTTTCGAACACATTACTGTGTACGTGAGCTATAGTTATGCAGCAATTGCATATTCTAACTCCTGAGTAAAGTCAGCGTTCTGCATCGGATCGCCCATAAGGATGATCGGATTGCCTTCATAAACAAATTTAATAGGTTTGTCAGAACCTGCAACAATCGTCAGGACATCATCCGGGAACACAAAAGTAGTAGTTCCAACTTTATGTCTCTGCGGAACCGCAATACACGGACTTCCGAAGAAGCGTCCATAGAATCCATAGTTATGCAGCTCTTCCTTAGCGCCATCGCTCTGGATAGACTCTTTCAGCTGTCTCAGAGCCTTCTTGGTTCCGATGATAGTAGCGGTCTTTCCGCCAGCAGCAGCTTCTACATGGGAGATGAGGTCAAGCAGAGCGTCCTCATCGTAAGTACCAGCTGCCGGGTAGTAGGTAATTCCACCGAGATCATTAGCGGTAGCACCAGCCCACAGGGTGTAAATATCATCAAGGATCTTCGCGCGATAAGAATCGGCTACGACGCTGATGAGATGATTGAAGTCAACGCGACCAGCCAGAACTCTATTCAGCTCTTCGTAAATACGAACCATATGCATAGAGGTTGGAATAGTCGTCGAAGAAACTCCACTCAGTCTCTGTCTACGAATTCCCTGATTACCATCAGAAACATCATCAACAACAAACAGGTTGCTGTCTTCAACTTCAAATTCAATCGCATCACCCTCAGCAACGTTTCTGTAATCAACGAAAGCGTTGAAGAAGTCGTCGCTCTGAAGGGAATCGATTACGGTGTTGCTCAGAATCTCTTCAACGATAGAGAAGAGACCAACGCACTTTCCGTCACGGATAGCCTTGTAATCAAGTACGGTGCTACCGTTGTTAGCTTCGATAAGAGCCTGACGGAGAGTATCCTGGGACTGCTTCACAGAGTACTTCTCAACAGTACCCTTGTAGCCGTCGATACCGATTTTAACAATATCTTTAATATCAGCCATTATCATTTACCACCTTTCTCTATTATTTCAAGCAAGCTCTACATAGTAGTAGGTGTGACGACCAACGATATTCACATCGGCGATAACGCCTACCTGAGTAGATCCAGACGTTGCACTGTCAACAACCTTCAGCTTAGTACCAGCCATAAGCTCAACTACCTTACCCTTAGCCGGTGTTCCATCAAATGCCTCAGCAGTTACAGAGAATCCACCCGGATTGGTCAGCTGATAACCACGAGAAATCTTGCCAGCTTCGTTAAAATACTGGTCGAGATTCTTCAGGCGCTCATCGTACATAACCTCGGGAGAAGCAACCAGAACAACATCATTCAGCGGGGTGTTAGCTGCGGGAGCTACTCCCTTGTAAACAGTTCTGGAACCTGTTTCAAGTCCATTAAGCTTAACAATGTTTCCGTTATCAATAGCGGTCATCACGCCACTCGGCTGATAACGAACGGAAATAAGCTCGCTACGCACATCAGTGCCAGCAAGCAGATCAGTTCTAACAACAGCATGTTTAACATCTGCCATAGTGTATTCCTCCTTAAAAAGTGTATTTAAAAAACCCGTCATCTCAGACGGGCGTGCATGGGTGCATTATTTATTCGGAACCAAGATATTCCTCAACGATACCGCCATAAGGCGCATCAACAGGTTTGGTCTTTACAACCTTCTGTTTGTTACTCTTCGGAGCATCATCAACAGAGAACTTCAGCTGCATTCCAAATTCTCCACGAATAGCAAAGCATTCCTTCTTCAGAGAATCCTCGGTCATATCACCGCAGTTCTCTTTAAGGTTCTCGAACGCCTCAATGCCATCAAGGTCAGAGAACATAGCAAATACAGCGTTTCTCTTTTCCTCGGCCTCGGCAGCTTCGATACTTGCCTTGAATTCTTTCAGAGAAGCAAGCTCGCTCTCTAAAGATGTAATCGTCTCAGAGGCAGTATTGAATTTTTCCTCCATCTCTGCGTTCCCCTGAATGGTGCTTTCCATTTTGGAAAATACCTCATTGAGAGAGAAGCTCTGTTCAACATCGCCTTCATCAAAATCTACAACAGCCATTTTCTTACGCTTGCCGGATTCAAAATCAATTTCGAATCTGTCTCCATTTTTGGAATACTTAAATCCATACAGTGCGTATCGATTCTCGCAATCAAACGCATATACTTCAGAAGCTTCATGGTCAAAGTCCATAAAACAATATCTGCGTTCTTCGCCCCAAGGTCTCTGCATTTTAACAGACTCGATAGCATTGCGAAGCTCCTTCATCTCTTCTTCGTTCAGAGAGAATGTTTCTTCCTGTCCATCGGCCTGCCCAGAACCCTCGTCCGGCTGTTCCTCCGGCTTGTTCTGTTCCTGACCTTCCTGAGACTCATTAGTTTCTGCGTTCTTCATGGCTTCAAACTTTTCAGTAAGTTCTTCTAATGTGAAATCTTCGATAGAGAAATCGAGACTATCAACATCGATGCCATACTTGGCAACCAATTCCATCTTCTCGTCCAATACCTGATTTCCTCCTTCCATCGAATATTTTTGTGGGTGTTTATTGTCAACGTCATCAGACGAATTGAACTGATTATATGACTCCTTTAAATCCTGCATCATCTTGGATAATTCATTCTTGAAATCCTCCTGAGAGAATGTCAGAGAAGCGCCTTCATAAACCGGCTCGACACCAATCAGGCAAAAAGCATTAAACTCAAAATCATTAACTTCCATGTAGCCGTCTACAATGTTCGCGTCCTTAATCTTGATTTCCATGCTCTGTTCTGTGATGCCGTCCTCTTTAATCTTTGCGTATGCTTCCTGACGTTTCCAGAGAAGTACTTCAGTAAACAAATATTCATGCTCTACGCCGTTCTCGTCTTCTTTAGTTTCGAACCAGTAGTTTGCGCTTTCAGGCACTACGCCAACCGGAGTGGTGACGTTTACGATTTTCAGAGAATCGTTCTTATCGCGAACAATCTCAATATCATGTCCTCCAAGAGAATCAGACTCTCTGTCGTAGTGGCACACCACCGGGCAGTTGTACATAGTAGGAGCGCACCGTTCGAACACCTCTTTGGTGAAAGAACTTTTCTTGCGGTTCCTTCCTGTGTATGCAATCTGCAGTACGCCTTTGTCGAAAGACGAGTTCATAGAGCATAAGTCGGTTAGAGACGATGCGAATGTAAGATACATGGTCTTATCTTTTCCCATCTCAACCCTCCAAAACAAAAGGCCTCGACGATTACTCGCCGAGGTCGATATCAAAAGTAAGTTTATCCGACAGCATATACTCAGTCAGCTCACCCATGTCGAACGTCATTTTGTCCTTCATCGCAAACGCGAAGATAGATTTCTTCGGGCTGTCCTTGAGAAGAACATAACCGTTGTCGATAAGCTTCTGTTTATCGGATTCACTAAACACGTAAATAATTTGGTTCATCATTGTATCACCTTACCAATCGTCACCGTCTTCACGATTCTGTTCTCCAGAATCAGTAAGCTCGCCTGTGTCCTTAGTAGGTGCTCCCGGTTCGCCTCCATCTACTTCGCTCGAACTCATCTGAGAAGAACTGATTAGAGGCTTGAACATATTCTGCAATCCAAGAACTTCAGTCTCAAGGAAGCTCATAGAATCAAGTTCTGCCTGCCCAATACCCTGAGATGCAGCGTATGCTGAAATCGTGGGGAGACCATATGATGCTGCCTTGAGGTAAGCATCACCTGCCTCTTTGGAATTATATGCGCTTATATTCAGGAACTCCACGCGGAAGTTCTTTCCATAAGGCTGAGCCTGAATCAGTCTGTTAATAACATCGCCGATGCTCTTAACAACGCCATACGTCATAGCCTGGTCGTTCTTGATAGCGAGCAACAGTGCGTTAGCTGAAGCTTTCTCATTGTTGAACAGGAGAGAAGAGACGCCTGCCGCCGTGAACAGATTTTGCTCTGCATCAGCAATCGTATCCGTATCTCCAGTGTTAGACTTCTCAAAGCTAATCTTATCGATTTTCATCGGCGTAAGAACGGAACCTACTTCCTCGGGAAGAACCGAGTCAAGATTCTGCCAGAACTCCTTTGCCTTTTTATAGTCAAGGAGCCATTCACCTTCATCATTCATTGGAAGCGTCATGGCAAGCATGGCATAATTCTCAAGGGCAGTCTTCGTGAGCTTCATGTTCTTGTAATCTTCGAGGTCGTAGATTTCTCTCAGAATACCTGCGAACGGAGGAATAGCATAATCCAAGATATCAGTGTTCGCCTTAATACAGAACGCATAAGGCGAATCCAGTTCGATCCAAGGACTTATCCTGTTCTTCTTGTACAGGTTATACTTCCTCTTAAATTCCTCTGGATAGTATTCAAGCAAATCCTGATATACATCGAAGTATGCGAAGTTGAACGTAATGTTAAGAACATTGTTCTCGATAGATGAAATCGAGCAGTAGTCGCTCGGGAGCTGCTGGATAGTAACGTTATCTGCACCCATCCAGAAGTAACCGTAAAATACGTCTTCCCTGAAGCATACGGTCAGTATCTTTGGAAGCTGTGTCTTGATGTTCATAGAAGTCAGCAGACTTAGCACCTTACGATAGTTGTTATTGATAATCCGCTTACTCGCCCTGTGAGGGTCAACGTTGTAAGGTTCTACCACGTATGCGAGGTCAGATAATCCAACAAAGTATTGAATCAGTCTTCTGAAGTGCGGACTTGCTCCATATATATAGATCACAGCTCTGCGGAGTTGCTTTTCGTATTTGTACGGATTAGTAAGATATTGAATAATATCGTTTTTGGTATAAAGTGAAAACGTCGGGACGTATTTGATTTGATTCATATCCCGCGTAATCAACTTATTGATATAAGCAAAACTGCCGGAGAGTCCAATCATCCCCGACACATCATTGTTCTTTTTAGAACCAGTTTTCGTTATTCTTTCCGCCACTGCTAATACTCACCGCCTTTCTGTGACCTGTTGTTGGTGGCTTGATTACGAATATGTCAGAAACCTGCTCTTCAAGATTTATCTTTCGGCTTCGTCTATTCTCTATTTGTAGTGCCACATAATAATTGTAAGCGAGAGAAGAGTAGCGGTCTTTTCGCATACCGGCCTTCTCATATATTTTGACTTTGCCACCGACCTCTTCGTGCTGAAGCTTCGTCAGCTCGTCGATAAGAAGTGTGGTATGGATATAAGGTAACTGGAACTGCAGACGTTCCTGTGGGTTAAGAGACTTGTATCCCTTAATCTCAGAGAGCGATTGCTCAGCATCATATTCAGTTTGCAGAAGCCTGATACGTCCGCTCCTGAAACCTTCACGCAATAAAAAGGCACAGTCCGAATTGAACTGCGCACTTGCTTTGATTGCCCATATTACCCTTTCTGCCCCGGGGACAGTACACCGTAAAGCCATCTCTTGATTGTTGCAACAATTTAGTGCAGGATAGATTTCGCCAGAGTCTTGGTCAACCATATCTCTTGCGAGACAGTCAAAGACTCCCAAGCCCAAACCTGACGTATCCAGTACTATATTGTCACACATGAATTCGTCGAATAGCTTTCTTATCTCAAGCGCCTGATCGTCAGTTCTCAATCCTTCGTATGCAGTCGAGTAAACAATATTACTTATATATCTGCCTGACTTCGTTTTCACCAATTGATTCACGAAGATAGCAGTAGCATCGTTGTTATGCTTCGTGCTGCTCATCAATGCGATATCCGCAGACAGAATACGAATCTCTCCGTTCTGCTTCGGCGGTATCTTTACATACTGAGAATTGTTCACTTTATCAGCGACGTAATCTGGTAGCATAGGATATTTGATTTTCCTATTCTTTGAAATGGAACTAAAATCGAAGAAAGCTCCTTCATCAGACCCGTAGAATTCAGCACCCATTTCCATACTGAACTTGATATCACTGAAGTCTGATTCAGCCATTTCGTCAGCGACCTGGTCTGCATCCAGCAAGCCTTCACTTATCGAAAGTTGATATGGGAAACCGCATAAGAACTGATGTCTCTTTGCGTTCACCATAGCTCGCAATGTATCTATGCATTTAGTGTAAGACCAATGGTCTTTCCAATACACAACCATATCGTGTTTCCACATATGACGGACTATATCTTCACCCACATGGGTGCCCACTGCTTCGAGTCATAACTGACCCTACTCCCCGAAGGGATAGTCTCTGAACGTTCTCCTGTTCGGAGCTTCGCTGCTGATTGCCCAATCCGTAAACTTTTCACGCATTCACATCTGCCCATTTCATAACTGTGTTGTAGCGTTCACGGCTCTAAGGGGTTTCCAGCAATTCAATGGGTTAAGTGTTATACATTCCTGCATAACCGACCTATTGTTAAGCCGAGCTTAGATACAGTGTGAGATTCTTTTCTTTTGCATACTCTTCGTTACGCTGTTGCTTTGTGAGCTCTTCGTATCGTGGCATTCTGCGGAGAGTTAAGAACTTCCGAAGAACGACATCTATTGTATTTTTGGAAATCAATCTGTACTCATCCAATAACAATACATGACATCTGTTACCTCTTGCCGAATCGCTTGCGGTAACTACCTTAATCGTGCTTGTATTGTGGAATACAACCTGTGCGTTCATACCATTTATTTTGGTTTCCTTATCGTTTATCTCTGCGCATAGCTCAGGCGACAAAGGCTTGAGCTCTAAAAGTATTTTTTCGAGTACATTTGCTGCTTGACCTCTAGTTCCAGATGCAATACACACCTTTGTACCCGGGTACAGAATGCATCTCGTAACACAATACACTGCGCTTAGGAAAGTCTTGCCCAAACCACGGCAAGCTATAAACACAAACGTAGTACTCCAAAACATCATAACGAGGAGTATCTTCTGAAACAGCCTTAGCCTGATATGCAAATAGTCTTCAGCGAACTTGTCTGGATTCTTTCTGTAGAAAGCTCCCCAGTCAGCAGCACCGTTTAAAACTTTCTCATATCGCGTCATCCGCCGTCATACTCCGATACTCTGTCGAGCTCATCAAGGAATGCTTCCTCGTCGTCTCCGTCGTATTCAGGTTTGCTAACGCTGTATTTATGAATTGCTTCCTCGTACAATTTTGTATATTTGTTGTCCTTGATTCCCATCATCTTGCATAAGTGACCCATCCATGTGAACACATACTTCAGAATAGGACTGTCGTCATATGTGTCTGGTAGTGGCCTCTTATTTTCAAATCTGTATAACCACACGCCAAGCGGTGTGTTGTTAATGGCAGAGTCAACCTCCTCCTGTTTCTTTTGGACAGGTTTAAGGTTCGCACTGCCAAGCAGAGTATTCAAAGCATTGATACTTTTATCAACCGGCCTGCCAGCTGCTCTGTCTCTGTTGATATCCAGCTCAAGAGAGCACATCTGTTTAATGATGGCTTCAGTACCGATATCGAGTTCAAGTCCTTCCGGCAACCTTGACATCCAGTAAGACCTTCTCTGCTCAAGCTCCCTATACATGGCTGGCGTGTATCCAGTACCCCAGAAAGCAATAACGTTCTCATCTACCGGTTCATTATTTTCGATAGATTCACTATTGTCTTCAGGCGTCTTGATAACTCTAAGAGTAGAGTCTGCAAAGTCCCAGAGAGTACCCTCTGTAGCGAGCGTGTCATCATAAGACTTACCAGCGTATGTCACATTCGTAAGCTTGTTCATATACGATGCCATCATCGTAGTTGTAGTAGATTTTCTGGCCGTCAGGTCGTAAAGCTTTTCGTCCCAATAAAGGTCAAGCTTACGACACATCTGCCTGACTGCAAGTTTCGCACTCTTGCATTGAGCAAGGTACGAGTTATACAGCTGCTCTATACACTCCTTGCATATTGGAGCGTATCCAATGCCTTTATGCTGAACAGCATAGCTCACAGGAAAGTAACCTTTCCTTCTTGTATACTGACGTCCACATTTGATGCATATCGCTTTATCAGCAGTTATTTCCAAAGCCATAGTTAATAATCACCACCTTCTGGATTGTACACGTCCTCATCATAAAGAGGAGTGTCCCTTGATTCTTCATCCAAAGACATGGTGTATAACTTCGCGGCGATTCTAAGGTCATTACCTGGCTTAAAGTACGGAACGTACACATCGTCTACTTCCATCTCTCTGCCATCGACGCTCTTTATCCTTTTCCCAGACATAAACCTTACTCCGAGTTTGCCGAATCCACTGATCTTCACATACTCACCATTCTTGATAACCTGAACAAGTGTCTCGATACATGAATCAATAACGTTCTCGACATCTTTCGCCGTATACATTACATTTCGGTCAGGAATGGTCACCTCGAAGTCAGCACTGCTTCCCATATCATCTGATATGCGGAACGTATGCTTCTCGGACTGGACAGGTTTCTTTTTCTCATCAACACGAATCTGATGAGCAACAAGCCTTATAAATTCCGCTTTATTCATAATCCTTCCCTTCCGCAGAGTTACAGGTCAGCGAGACCTTTCGGCTGCTGACTCTTGATACCGTTCTCGTCGAAATACATTTCGAGAGTAGTATCCGCATCTCTGTCCACATATACACCGACCATGCTGATGTCTTTCCATTGGAGGATGTCCTTGATAACAGAATCAGGGAGTCCTTCGTTAGAGAGCATGGTGGTAAAATAATGCCTGAAGCTATGGGCATAAATATTCTTCCCAGTCAGAGTACTGAGTGTATTCATCCAGCTGTTCACCTGAGATACGCTAATCTTTGTTTCGCCATCCGATGATGTAAACAGCCATTCACTGGTGATGCCTCTCGCCTCACGCTCTTTCAGCCATAGTTCAAGATATGGTTTAAACTTTGAGACAATCGTGTAGCATGATATCATTTTGCCTCTGCCGCGCCCTTTCGTCCTGATTGGCGCGCTTTTCCACAGACTTCCTCCGCAGACGAGTTTGTCATCCGTGAAGTCGCTGAGCCTGAATCTGCATATCTCAGACTTACGTCTTCCGCCATATGCAGCCAGTGCAACGTAGCAAGCCTCTTCAATCTTTCCCTTCTCAATAAGAGTATCAAGCATCGTCTGGACATCCTCATTGGAGAGAACAGTTTTCTCCCTGACAGGCTGATTCACAGGTGCTTCAATCTTGTTAATGATATTTCGAAAGTTCGGATACTCATCATCGAGAATCAGTTCTACAAAGTTACCCATGGAACTGAGAGAGGACCTGAGCCTGCGTACCCGTGCAGGACTGTTTCCGTTATCGACAATCATCCACGTCTGGAGCTTCATGATTTGTCGCTTCGTCCAGTCGCAGAAAAATGCATTGTCGTTATGGAGCAGATTCCAAACAAAGCAAATATGTATATCACTGATATAAGCCTGAATCGTTGTCTCACTTCTCTGTGTAGACCGCAGATATTCCACGAAGTCATTAAGAAGTTCCATATTCTTTGGATTCACCTGCGCCAGAAGTTCGGGCGAGGTGATAGTATTCATCTTCGTTGTCCGACCCATTTGCAAGTCACCTCCAATTTGTCATTCGCATTTCAATCTATACTCCGCATCAAGCCCGTCCTCGTCGAATACGAGTAATAACTGACTGGGAGTCGAAAACAGACGTTTGTCATTGGCATAGTCATCCGTTCCGCACAATGAACCACATATCATCGAAACCACACCAAACTCCTCAAAGCTCTCACGATGGTGTTGGTCTCCAAGAATGATGCACTCGATGTTCTTGCCAGCGCCTTTATACATAAGCGTAGTGATAAGCCTCGGAGACTGCTTCACATTATCGATGTCTCCGTGAATTGCACATACGTCATGCCCGTTGGCGTTGATGAACAGATAGCCATCCATGTCATCTTCGAATCTTACTTTATGATTATCGGAAAGCCGTTCCTTGAGCCACCATCCAATGATGCGCTCGATATTATCCTTGCGGATGCTTTCCTCCTTATTTGGAGTGATCCTTCCGTGATTACCGTATGTGGAATATACAACAACCTCATCCACATAGTTTGAGACCTCATCGACACACTGCGCGAGAATCTCTGACACATGCATCAACTGGTCTGCGATATATTCTTCAGACGCAACTCTGGTTGATACGTGGATACCGCCATGAACAAAATCTCCAAGAAGTACAATATGAACCTTCCTGCATCCGTGGAGCTTAATGCGGTCAATCGCATTCACCATCACATTCTTCACACGCTCTCTACAGATTGCAGTATCAAACTTGTTGAAGATATTGTCAGTGACCATACCGTAGTGCCAGTCGCTCAGAACGAGAATTGCCTCGTTGTCACCTGTCACCTCAAACGGTTTACGACTATCAAAAACAGTACCGACAGATTCGCTCAGATTCTTTGCAGACTCACGAAGAGATTCCATAATGTGTTCAAACCTTGCATCGTCTCGTATCAATTTGTTGTACTCCCTCCGCTGGTCGTAGAATCTCTCTTTCTCCTTTTGGAGTTCCCTTGTCCTTCTCTCGATCTCGGCAGCAGCAGAAGAGTCACGTACCTTTTCAGCATCAGCTTTATCAAGAAGTTCAAGTGTATGAAGACTGCCACGCATCATTTTGCGAACATGGTCGCTTGTGAACTGCTGTCCATAAAGGATGCTCGACAGCTCACTGTAGTCAGTGTCAGGAAGTGCCTTGTCTACAAGCTTCCCGATGATAATCCTCTTGTGGTAATCAAAATCAGATTCCCCAACTCTTTTATCCAAATACATTCATTCACCCCGTCATTCCTCTTATTCACGCAAAACCCCGTATTTCTAGCACTTTTGCGTTTAGTACCTATCATAAAAAGGAGGGGGTCAAAACAAAGAAAGCCCATGAGCGCCATGGACTTTCGTCGATTTGTATGTTCAAACTTTTGCGCTTTTTCGAAGCGCCCTCTGCCTCATTACAGAGTTTACACTTTGCTGAATCTTGATTTTGTTTGCACAGTCTCTGCAGTACTTAGGCGGCCTGCCATGTCCCTTTGTCTTGAATGTAATACCGCAGCTTTCACAGGTGGAGTAGTTTGGCTCGCCGCAGTGCATCATATACTGGTAGCCAAGATTGCGGAGGTCGGATACGTAGTAGGAGACATCATCATTGTCGCCGGATCCGAAGAGGACACGGATGTTTGTATTGTCCACACGTTTCGAGAAATGTATCATTCCGCACTCATTCAGCATGTGGTACAGAAGGCTCTGCCTGCGGATGGATGTGTTGACATTTGCCATCTTCATAATCTCTGTATCCTTCGTATTCACCCAGTGCGTATCGGTTGAGTTCGCCATGTCGTAATACTTCGACAGGATGAGGAGAGTGAAAGCAAGCCGTTTAACCTGTCTGCCGCTCAGACTGGATATCTTTTCCAATTCAGAAGCTGTGACAGGGATGCGGTCAATTTCGACAGCCGGACGCTTCATTGCGTGCGACACGGCGTAGTCAAGCGTGTCGTCCCATTTTGGGATGGAAGCACTTGGCTCGCATTGAAGGAGGAAGGTCTCAAGAGCTTTGCGTACTTCCTTTTTGGAATATCCATTCTGGTCTATGTAATATCTTGCGACACGGCAGAGAGTCTCATATGGCTTCTTGCCAAGTGTCTGAGACTGAATCATTTCTTCAGCCCAATCATGTTCGTTTAAAACAATCAAATATCTGTCACCTCGATTCGTTTCTGTCCAAGCGAGAACTTCTCGCCATGGTACTCAATATCTCCATCATCATCCCGATAGGGGTAGGAGATGATGTTATTATTCTTTTCCAAAAGGTTGGCGATTATCTGATCGCCACACATGCTCCATGCGAACCTCTTCGTTAAATTCCTTCGATAGCAGATATCGAGCACGATGTTGCATAGCACCGAACGATTCGGGCAGATTCGTTCACACTTCTTCAGGAACTCCTCATTCATCACTGCGAGGTCGGTTATGGTATCGAACACATCCACTCGCTCGTAATCTGCGAAGATTGCATATCCGGTAAGTCGTTTATTGTAATCGTCGTATAAGCGCTTGATGCTCTGGAATTGCTGAGGCGTATACTCCGTATCACTCTTCATTATCGTATAATCGAACTGGACGGTTGAATTGTGTCTGCCGACATATCCATCGAACTCCTGTTCGAACTTTCGGCATATTCTGTTCATAATGCAGTCACCGTTACCGACAGGCATGAACTGATCGAAATAGTGAAGGAACTCTTTTTGCCGTTCTGTCAGGTCACGGTGGGGGAGAGCGCAGAGTTCATCTACTGACATTTGGAACTCACGCATTGCATTCCGGTTTGTATTCTTGATGTATGTATTGTATTCCTTCATAAGGGAAGGATAGATGTATCGCATGAAGTAAGGTTTGCGTGAAGCTACGATGCTTCTATACAGGTCTCTGGTATCATCATCCTCAATCTTGCTTACGCTGTGCCTGTCATGCCATGTGCGTGGCATCGGCTTGCAGATGATACCTTTTGCTTTGTCTATTGCATTTTGTTGGTAGAGCTGGCCGCACCTGATTCTGTAATCAAGCATCTCGTGCTCCGTTGTACCTACCTTAAAGTGAGACTGCACTTCGAACATGGATGTTATCCAGTTAGTCGTCTGACCAATCTCATTTCCAAAGCTTTCAATATTCGACCTGATAAAGTCATCTTCAGTTGAAATCCTTTTCACTGCCTTGCGCTGTGCGCACATAAGCGCTGGCAGTTCCTGCAGCTTGCTTACCAGTACGTGATTGTCTGTAAGAAATACTAAATCTCCATCATACCTTGATACCGCATGTCGCCATGCGGAGTAGACTATCTCATCGACTCATAGAGCCGTCTGGCACTTCCCATATCGGAGTCGCACCGATACAGTACCGGATTCATTGGCATATCATTTGACTTAGCCAGTATTCCGTAGTCGTTACACCTTCCGGTAAGTTTCCAAACCGGCTTGGCACGGTATTGTCTATTGGAATAGAGTTTCACCGTCAGCCTGCGAAGCAGACACCCTGTATCTACAGGTTCACCAGATTTGCAATGTGCTGTCGCCAGCACACGGGACTATATTGTTAATCCATTCCGTTGAGTGCAGCTGCTGCCGTGTCCCACCCATTGAAGATGGTACAGGTCTTCATGTATTGGAACCAGTACCTTACCTCTTCGTTATCGACAGGCGTTACTGCCCTGATGTTGTTATGACACGTCATCGGCGCTCTGTAGCACGCAAGCTTCTTTGCGCCGTGGTCTGCCCAATACTGGCTGTATATCTCACCAGACTTTAAAAGACCCGCCTTCTCCAAACCAAACATGCTCTGGCACAGGAGATACGGATCACCGGAGACGATAGAGTAGTTGCCGTGAACTTTTAATACGCCCACCTTCGCCTGATTGATGCGGTTGCGGATGAGCTGATATATCGTACTCTGGACGAAGGGGTCGTTCATCATCCGCTGGTCTACCATGACAGCTTTCGCATAATCATCCGTGATGGAGTCTACGTTCTTATCGTTCAGCCCCATACCCTTCAAATAGAGAACCGTCTTCTTCCAGTCGCCGTGAAGTATGTCGTTTATCTCCTGCATGGTGGGAGCTATCAGCTCGTCGATGTCATTATCGGTCAACCGATAACTTTGGATGAACTGATAGTTAAGGCACCGCTCAGACTCCAGCTGCTCAGGGCAGACCTTTGTGATTCCAAAAGTATAACCGTTCGCCTTCGACTTACTGATATAGTCATCACAGCTCTTGTAACTGTCCCACAGCTTCACCATGGAAGTAGTAAGCACAAGCTCGATATTGTTCTCCTTGAGGTCGATGATGTCACCCCATGCGTCCTTGACTTTATATGTACCCGCCTTCTTCTCTGCAAAGTCCATGAAGTCAAAGGTGAAGACCATTCCTTTCTCGAACGAGAATCTTGTATTGCATCCCGACATCACATAATCAAGCCCCAACTCCTGGCTCCACCGTTCGGCGAGAGAGGGGAGCATAATACCGAATCCGTCAGACGCATCCATCACGATGTGTTCATTCTTCCTTGTCTCCATGATGGGTTCGCCGTCCGTCTCGTCAGTCAGGTAGATGATGTCTGAGTAGAACTCTGTCTCAACATCGTCTACAATGAGTACTCCTTTTGGAAATGAGACGGGAGTGGAAGCGGAACAGGCAAGCGCCTTGTACGCTTCAAATTTAGCCGTTACAAGCTCTTTCGTCGGATCCCTGTCACATTCTATCCTCCGGCTCAGTTCGGGGTACAGACGCTCGCTTACGAAGACGATAGTGGAATTCTTGATACCGCCGTTCGTTCCGAGGAGCCGTCTGTACTTCACACCGTTGATGCTGAAGCCTTTACATGCCCTGTAGTAGTCCTTCTCCTTGTCTATAATGAGGCACATGTAATCCGGCTTGTATTGTAGCCTGTCAAGGTCTCTGTACAGCTCACGCATCCGCCTCTTCGTCTCAGCAGAGTTCGGAAGCTTTCGAAGCCTCCGTATCTCTGCCTTGATGTCAGACGCAGCAGCGTCCGCATCTGTTATGTTGTTCAGCTGGTCTATCCACCTGAGTATCTGTGAATCCGCAAGCGAAACCACCTCGTCGTTCTTCCTTGCCTCCTCGATCGGAAGCGTCATGCTCCAGCCCTCC